TGTTAGTGCTTTTTGGGCTTTGGGCTTAAACTTCTCAATCTCCTCTTGCCCTTTGCGCGCCCTGAACTGCTCCTCGATTTGCATTTCTGCTGCTTTTTTCTGCAGTTCTGCTTGCCCACGCAAAACAATTTCTTGCCCCAATGGGGATTGTGCCTGTGCGCCCATTAAATTCATCTGGGGGATGATAATTTCTTTCTGGGTCTGCTGTGGCGTTTGTGGAAAGTTTTGTCGTATATCAGAAGGCAATCCACCGACTGCACTAGCGTCAATAGGCTGCATACCCAATGCGTTATTCATTTTACCCTGTGGTATACTGCTTGCACTCACCTCTGGAATGATGCCTTGCCCCCTAACACCAGTCAGTGAACCTGAAATACTAGGCTGCGGAACGACATTGCCAAAACGGTCTGTAACGTAGTCTTGTCTTTGTGCGTCATACACCTTAACCGCTGCCTGCATATCTGGCGGTAGCTGGCCTAATTTTGCGCCTTGCGCCATAGCTAACAAACCCTGTTCTGCGGTTTGCTTTAAGTTAAAATCTGCTTGCTTATTCATATCATAATCAAGCTTCTTCTGCTGCATATCAAGCTGCCTATTGCGCATATCTCTATCTTGACCACGCTCATATGCAGCCATACCTTGACCTATAGAGCGCATAAGCAATGCTTGGTCTTGTCTAGCGCCACGGTTTTGAGCATCCCAATCAATGCCACGGAATACGTTTTCAAATGCCATTACACTAACCTCATTTCAACGCCAATTTTATTATAATCAACCATCTTATAACCGCTCTCAGGGTCAACTGTGATTGCTTCAGGGTTGGTGTTCTCCACCTCATCAGCCATTACGCCAATGTATGTGTTTTCAGTATCTAACACCAAGTTTAGATATGGATCACCCCCCTTCAAATAGTTAAATTCATACAAATTAAAACCGTTTTCTTTTCCAATGTGCTTGATATTATCTTTTAAGCGCCTATCAGAAAATAGCGAACCGCCTAATTGCGCCCCAGCACCAAGTATCTGTCCAAACATACTAGGTTTAGATGCCTGTGCTTGTGCCGCCTGCAATTGGGCGCTTGCTAGTCCTGTTTGCAAGTTACCGACATTTGTTGCGTAGTTTTGACCAGCACCTGCCATTTGACCAGTTGCCTGTTGCCCCATCCCTGCAATACCAGCAAGTCGGTTGTAGGTATTCGTTTGGTCAATATTGTATCTATCATACGCTCTGCCATATTCATCGCTCGCTAAGTTTTGATTTAACTCTTGCAATGCACGTGCAGCCTGTGGGTTTACTTCCCCATAACCACCGCCGCCAAGCGTAACACCCTGCGCAGCCATTTGGCGCTCAAGGGCTTTTTGTGATTCATCCTGTCTAAACTGGTATGCAGGGTCTGCTTCAAACTTATCCATGTCAAAGCGCTCTAGCAATGAGCCGTAACCCTCTGGCGTACCCTGCGAACCTAGGCGCTCATCAACTGCTGCATTTAGTGCCTCAAAATCAGTAACATCTGTCGCCTGTGCTGCTGGCATAAACTCTCTAACACCACGATTGCGGATTACCGATTGCCAGTTTCCATGCTCATCGTCCATTCCGAGATTGCTTTGTAGTGCAGCTTGCTCACTGTCAAAAATCTTGCCTGCATCATCAAGATACCAGCCACTGCCAGCGCCTTGTGTTGTTTGCTGCTGTGTGTATTGTGGCAATAGCTCATTATAAATGTCTTCACGGCTTTGAACGCTACCGCCAGATATACCGAGTAAATCAGATAGTTTATTAATACCACCAACACCCGCTTGATACCAAGGCTGCACATCTTCACGCGTTAAGTCGTAAATCTCTTTTTGCAGTGCTGTTGCCTGCTGTGTTGCTTGTTCAAGGCCAGACGTATCAACGCCGCCGCCTCCTCCTTTACCGCCGCCCATCGTATTCTCCGATTACTGATTTAATTTGAAAATTATGCATCTTGAATAGTCGCTCTCTAATCCGTATATCAACTTGGTTGACAAACTCAAAACGCAATAAAAAGTTATGCTCATCGGCAAAATCTTTGCATGCGTTAACTAGGGCGCTAAGATGCTTTAAAGACCTATATTCAGGCTCTACATAAAACATGTATTCACTTAGCATTGCATCGCCAGAGTGCGAAGAATGAACAACTGTAAGACCAGCTATCCCGCGTATTATACCATCAATTTTAAGTAAAAAACAAGGTGCTAAATGAAACCCAGATACAACCTTGTTTAAAATCAGGCTATCTTTGATGTTTTCAGCGCCTAATTCCTCTAATCCCTTCTTATAATGCGTAATTATATAAGGCAGATCTTTTTGTTCTGCTTGTACTATTTCCATTTTATTAATTCCTTAAGGTACATCGCTTACAATATTTGAGCTGGTCATGTTATTCATGACAAAAACAACACTGCCTACGCTGTCTTGCAAATTAGCAAATGTGTCACCGTCACCCATGCGCCACCAGTGATCAGGGCTTGTGCCTAAAGTTGATAAATCAAAAGGTGTGCCACTGTTATATATATTAGAAATGTTTGAGCTTTGATCACTGCCCCATATTGCAAGTTCATCAACTTTGCAATCATCCCGCATATAGTTACCGCTAGCGTACCTACCAACCCTTAAGTTGTCAGGGTCAACATTGCCAGTATACCCGTAATTAGAATTAGACCAGCTACCACCAGATATTATATCAACACCATCTACAAATATTTTAAAACGCCCATAATAACTTGAAACAGAGCCGCTTGATGAGCCTGTAGTACCACCGTCATAACAGACAGTAATATGATGCCATACGCTGTCCGGTAAACTACTATTTGCAGATTGAAACCTTAAATAATTGTTGTTCGTGCCATATTGAAACCTTAATCTATCGTTACCACCTTGATAACGTATATATAAATGGCCTCCGTTTGCCGTGTCATTGTCTCCAAAATAAAAAATGGTCTGACCGTTATTTGTGCTTGTACTCCCCTTAAACCAAAAAGAGATTGTCCAAGCATCACTTGAACCACTACCGTTACCTGTACGCCCTAATATAGGGTCAAGAGAATTTGCGTTTGCGCCTAGCCACTCTTGAAAATCAAACTGTACGCTTTTTGTATTAGCGAAAGGTGGCGTGCTTACTGTTAAGGTTATAGTTTCGCTGTCTTCCCCGTTATAGTTAATTGCTTTAACTGGTATAGAATACGTGCCCGCAACCAAAGATGAGCCACCGACCAATTTCCTAACATTACCTTCAACTGTAGTTACGCCACTAACACTAGATAAATCCCATTCGTACCCAACGCCATAATCAGCAGTTAATTCATAATTTAAGGTTTGTCCTTGAACTAAGTTAATAGACAAGTTTGATGTGATAACGGGCACCTCTGTAGTAGGAACGCCACTACTGCTAAAAATTGAATTTAGAGCGTTGCATACATCTGTTGCATTGCTTCCGTATGTGTTTCCGTTTTTATCAAGAAAATCACTAAATATTGTATTTGTTACAATATCAATATCTTTTGCTAAATCATGTATATTACAGTTTCCGTTTGTAACTGTAGCTTGCAATGAGTTTAAAAATTGTACGCCGTTTGCATCTTCAATAAAAATAGCGTTTGCTGAGCTATCTTTATATATTTTAATTGTCATCTTTTTGTTACCCCTAACGCTGTGCCCGCATTGACTAGCGTGCCGTCTGTTGAAAGTTTAACTTGCAGTCCTATAGGATTATTTTTTGTATTCGTGTCGCCCATGTATATCATATCTTGCTGTAAGCTAAATCTATAGCCAACACCTGAACCACTATCTAAACGCCCCACTGTCTTTTCTAGTGTATAAGATGATCCGGGCGCACCTAGCGTGTATCTAAGTTGTAACAATGCGTTATTAGTGTTTGGTGTCACTGTGTAATCATTTCGTATTGTTACATTGTCGCCTAAACTTAACTCATGAAAATCAAAACTGCCCGTGCTTGTATCAAGCAAAGATGTAACGTCACTAGGTAAATAGCTTAAATTAGTAAAACTACCTGCCCCATCATTTGTTACTGTTGTCCATGTGTCTTTATTTAACACAATAGGCGTTGAGCTTGTGGCAGAATCGTTATAATCAGCAATGCCATTCTTTACAGCCACCTCATCAATAGCATCTTTTACATCTGTCGCGCTTAATCCGCTTGTAGTATTGTCATATGGGATATCTAATGCATTAACTTCAACGTTTCCTGCACCGTCTGGGCTAATGTTATTTACGGTTAAAGCGCCGCCAGCTGCTAAATTTTGTATTGTTTCAGATATATCTTGAAACCAACGTGTCCAGACTTGATGAAACTTGTTTGTGTTCTCATCAACTGGTGGCTGCTGTATTGGCGCTGGTGTCTGTGTCATTATTTACCGTTCAAATATGCTGCATTTATCTGGACAAATACAGGGTCTGATACCTCAATATCATAAACTCTGTCACGGCTAACACCTAGTTTAGTCCATTTAACTCTTGTGCGGTATTCACCAAGTTTGCCAAGTGAAGTCTCAATCCTGTCGCTCCATGTATGACCGCCATCATCACTATATCGCATCATAACAACAGGGTCTTGTCCTTGACCTGCTACCAAGCCAACACCAACTTCCATGTCAAGCTCAAGCTGTGCATGTGATACAAGCTCACGCTCTTGATTTAAGTGTCGAGTAATACGCTTTCTAATCATTGGATTGCCATTATCAGAATACGTATCAAGCGACATTATATAAAGCTGGTTTGTTTCTCTATCTCCTACAATATGCTTCTTATCAAAAAATATATGAGATCCTGCTCTGTGTTGTTCTTCATCTGCTGTAACAGGATTACGATACACACGTTCATGCCATGCACCTGTTGACACGTCTAAGCATAATGTTGTGTTAAGCCCTTTTATACGCAAGCAATAAAAAGCATGTCCGCGCTCATGGTACACCCATGCAGAACTTTCGTTAAAATTCTCACTCTCTGCTATTTTCTTCTCGATAGCTTGCGTCGATACTCTTGATGCATTATAGCCGTTACTTGACCATACAATGCTATCACCATTCTCGTCATTACCGAGCCAAAAAACTCTGTTGTCTAGCTCTTTAATCGTACCTTGGGCAGCACAACCCACCTCAAAGCTTGCACCATCAATCACTGCAAACGGGAATGGACTAGCGCCTGTGTTTCTGTATACCTCTGTGGACTTAGTACCAAACAACCATAAATTAGAGCTATCAGATATAAGCCCCACCAAGTCATCTGGTGAACTCTCAACTGTTGTAAAATCTAAAGCATCCCATTGCAGCCCGTTATTAATGTTACTAATCCAAAACTTACTTGTGTTCTTTTCTGTTACTATAAAATAACCGTCTTGGAATGTTAGGTGGCTTGGTACTGGAAAGTCTACATCTGTAATCTCAGCAAAAACATCAGAATTTAATGTAAATATATACCCAGCCAAACCATCTGTGATCATTATTTGCGTCGGATTGACCTCAAGAAAACATTCACCTGTTGTGGTGTTAAGCGTGCCGTGGTTTGTGCTAGTACCATCAGAAAATACTTCATAGAACTCATTGCCAGATACAAAAAATGCGCGGCCTCTTGTCTCAATACCACCACGAATAGCCCCACCACCAATAGTAGTTAACTCGCTAATTCCACTGGTAGAACGCAAGGCCGTTGCACTCTTGCTTGTGCCTGTCTCACTGACTAACGGATACATGTTTACAGTGCGCTGATGGTCAAAGCTCACTGCATCCATTTGGTATGATTGGCCTACAATATCTATCTCCATTATGTGTTATACCCGCCAAATATGTTTTCTTCGCTATAACCAGCTGTGCCTTTAGCGGGCAAACCAGATATTTCACTAATACTGTATTCATTGCGCCTGTTCTGCCCAATAACAGCATTCTTTGTAGACGCTGCAAGCTCTGATACTTGCGGTAATGGCGTTTTTTCATACTCAGATGCTAGGCGTATAGCTAGATTATATATAAGCATATCCCTGTACTGTGGAGGGAAGTCTATAGAACCATCTAAATTAGCAAAACTTGCTAAAGGCTTGCGCGAGTAGAAAGTAATTGTAGTGCTTGCACTAGGCACAGGGTATAAGAACACGTTTGCAATAGGAAAGTTATCGTCATAATAATAAATATTAGGAACCGAGCCACCAACGGTTTTTTGTGCAATACGCGCATAATCTTTTTCATCAAAAGAACTAACGCTGTAATCAGTGCTACCTTGAGTAACGTAACAAGCGGTAATTTGCGTAAATGCTTCCGTGTCAAAGTCTTGTCCGCTGCCTACTGTATACTGCTCTTTATTGTTTTGTAGAGAAAATGTCTCTTTAATCTCCTGAAACGTCACTGCGCCCTCAACAGAAAAACTAGCCATCATGTTATTTAGCTCATCAAGCGCCTCATTTGCATCATTGGCATTAAGGGGCGCACCACGGCCTAAAACGTGTATCTTGCGTAATGCTGCCTTGATAATGTCTCTTGCCGTAGTCTGTGCCATGCTCAGTTATCCTTCTTCTTGCGTGCGGTTTTCTTCTTAGGCTCCGCCTTTGGCTTTTCAGCTTTTAGCTCTACCTTCTTAGGCTCGTCAAGCTTCCATCCAAGTTCTTCTAAATCTTTCTTAACCACAAGTGTCTTTTGGAATTTAACGTCATTGCCTTTAGTGAATTTATACATTTTATGCCTCGCTATTTAATTAAGGGAATACACCCCCCATACAGGGGATGTACTCTATAATTAAACTATGCTGTTACTCGACAAGCCCACTCTGGGCGTACCGCTGATATACCGCCAAGGAAGTCAAGGCGTGTAACCATGCGGCGCGCGAGGATATCAAAGTCACGAATAACCGAGACAGTGATGTCACCAACAGTTTCTTGTGCCGCTACTTCTGCATTAACAGGCATAACAAGCGGTACTGAGACACACTTAAATGCTGATTTGTGGTATTGAAGCGGCTGCGCGTATGCAGTGCTTGCTGAACCAACAAATGTTAGTGCATCTGTATCAGATGGTAGAGCTGTGACGTTCTGTAGACCATTAGAACCAGCGTAAATGCTAGGGCTGATAGCTAGAGCCGCATCACCAGAACCGTCTGCTGTAACGTCTGCTGTAACAGTAAACTGCTGTAGTACAGATGTCGCAACTTTAGTACTCGGGTGAACCATAAACACACCAGCAATAGTAAAGACAGAGCCTTTAGTTACTGTACCAGTACTTGTTGTTAGGCCTTGAACGTTGATAATGCTTGCTCCTTCAGAAGTTGCACCGTCAAGATTAACGCCAGTAACATCGTTACCGTTTGTGTGTGTAGCGATAAGCTCGTTTTCGTAGTATGAGAAACCATCCGCTATGCCCATCTTACCCATTTCATACTGCTCTTTAATTTGCTCAGCAGATTGGAAAAGGCCTTTACGTGCGTCAACAGCTTCTGCGCCACTTGCTGAATTAAGCAAGAACGAACGGTCGCCGCGTGGGCAAAGGTTTTGGTTTAGCTTAGTGCGACCAGCTAGAACGTCAGCTACTGTGAACTGATTAGAACCGGCTGTACCAACGCTGTTGTATGTAGCTTTAGTTGCTTTCTCAAGAAAACGTGCCTCAACATTTTGAGCAATGCTTTCAGCGGCTGGCTT